TTAATCCGTAGGTCCCTGGTTCGAGCCCAGGTCGAGGAGCCATTTTTCGGCACTGTGAATCTTTGCGCGGTGGTTGTGCCTTACCAGGCACTCAGGGTGGTAGTCCACCACCACCTCGCTGTCGGTCACAGTGATTTCCCGGACGAACGACCCCACAAACTCGCGCAGTTTTTTGGGGTCTTCGCAATTTAGGACGATATCCCGCAGTACCTCGGCCGCTTCGGCCGGGTCTACCTCGGGCTGCTCGTTCGCACTCATCCTCTCGTTCTCAAGATCAACCAGACTGGCCTCCAGGCTGCGTATGCGGTCGTTCCATTCCCGGAGCCGCTGGGTGATATCGCCCAGGTTCGGTGCGTCCTGGCCGTGCAGCTCCAGGACAGAGAACAAGTTCGACCGCGCTTTTTCAGCCACACGAAGCTCGGCCACGATTGTTTTGCGCCGGTCTGAGCGGTCTTTCGCCCACGTCTCGCGCGTCTGGTAGGCCTGGGCCACCACGTCGGCCATGCGCTCAGGTGTCATCACCTGGTCCAGCAGCTCGGCCAGCATCCACTCGTCAAACAGTTCTGCCCGCACCTTGCCAAAGCCGCAGCGGTGCTTGCCCACCAGGCTATTGCGGCACCCGTAGTAGTGGTAGACCTTGCTGCGGCCCGTACCGCTGCAGGTCTGCAGGCTGGCATCGCACAGCCCGCACTTCAGCAGGCCGGTGAAGGCAAAGTTGCTGCGCGGCTGGCCGCCCACATTGGCAGGTTTGCGTTTTTCCAACACCTTTTGCACCCTTTCAAAGTCCTCTTCACTCACCAGCGCACTGTGGCTCTTCACCTTGATCCAGTCCTCTGGCGGGTTCGGCGTGCGCTTGTTGGTACGGTTGAAGATGGTCCAGCCCGCATACACCTCGTTCTTGAGGATGTAGGTCAACGTGTTCTTGCTGAACGACTGCCCGCGCAAAGTCAACCCCGTGCCATTCAGGTGCAGGGCAATCGTTTTGGTCCCGCAGCCCTGCAGCGCCATCGTGAAAATCTGCCGCACCGTGTTGGCTTCTGTGGGGTGCTGCCCCAGCCGTTTCCGCTTGCCATCGGAGACGACGACATAGCCAAACGGCACGCGCCCCCCCAAAAAGTAGCCATCCTTGGCAGCCTTGAGCATCGAGCGGCGGGTGTCACTGGCGACCTGGCGCGAGTAGCGCTCATCGATCACCGAGCCAATGGCATCGATAAACCAGCCGTCATCCGTGCCAATGTCCACCTCTGTGCTGGAGTAAATCAGCCGCGTGTTGTACCGCTGCAGCACCGCCTTGTAGTGCCCAGCGTCGAGGTGGTTGCGGGCGAACCGGCTGGATGACCAGGTGATGAAGTAGTCGATATCCGCGACGGCGCAGAAGTTCAGGGCGTCCTGAAAAGACGGGCGGCGGTCGGTGGTGCCCGATATACCCCCATCGGTAAACACCTTCACGACCGTGGCGCCCAGCGCCGCCGCCTTGGATCGGCAGTGATCAATCTGGCTTTCAACGGGCAGGCCGTCGTCGGCCTGGCGCTTGCTGCTCACTCGGGCATAGATGATGGCGCGCTTCATGCTTGGATTCTTCCCCGACCACGCGCCGCAAGACGAACCAGGTGACGAACGCTCAGTTCCTCACCCAGTTCACGCTTGACGCGGTTCTGTATCTCTGTGGTGCTCAGGCCCATGTTCACCAGGGCCTCAATAAAGCGGTTGCGCTGGTAGCGCTGAAAGCTCGAAAACCTGCGGAGCTGCACCTCGATCATGCTTTCGCTGTCGCTGCGCAGCTCCACCGCCGAATCGAGCACCCGCCACATGCGCATGAACGGGTCATAGCCAATCTCGCGCGCCACATCGAGCCACACCTGGGGTAGGCCCATCTCGGCCAATTCGCGCAAACGGGCCTCTTCCCAAAGTTGGGACGGGGTGCATTCATCCAGGTACCCTCCCCCCCCCGCCGTGGGCTGGTCGTGCCCCTGCCGGGCCCCCACCCCCTCCTCGCGTGCCAGGTCAACCCAGTCAAGCTGCGCGCCTGCATGCGCTGCACTGCGCCTTTCACGCATCGCAGCCCTCCCGCTCCAGAGGGAGCGCGCCCCCGTCCACTGCGCAGTTCGACAGACCCCGCAGCGACAGCCCCGCGCGAGTTAGCCCGTTATTGGGCGAAGTTGCAGCGGAGCGCGAGACCGCGCAGCGATGCCGGTTCCCGCAGACCGCGAGGGTGACAGAACAGCGTTTGTGTATACATGCGGTGCGAACGGGCATATGGATGCGGTCCTAAATACCGTGGAGAAATTACGGGGCGGGTTTGGGGTCAGCCGGGCAGGCGCTTGAGCATTTCGCTCACAGGCGTGCGCATCTTGGCCAGCGGGCTGTGCGCATCGACAAGGCCGGTCTTCTTTCGCACGCTCAGCGCGGTGTAGACGGCCGATGACTTCGGATCAGCGTGGCCCATCAGGTCTTGCACCGACAGCGTGGGCACGTCACCCTCGGTCAGCTCGGTGCCGTACAGATGGCGCATGGCATGGGGGTGCAGATGCTTGGCCGGTATGCCCAGCGGCGTGCCATAGGCCTGCACCAGGTCATGCACCGACTGGCGACTCAGCCTGCGCTCCTCCCCTCGGTATGCGTGCTCAGACACTGTGCTGTTGCGTGTGGACACGAACAACACCTTGTCCGCACGGCCGCGCCGGTCCACCGTGTCGCGGTCGATCTCGGCCAGCTCCTCGTGGCCCAGGTACACCAGCAGGATGGCCTCGGCCTCGCGCGGCAAGGGCAACACACGTTCCTTCTCGCCCTTCTCAATCACCCGAAGGAACATGCGGGAGCGCCCATTCACCGTGTCCCGATACAGATCCCCCTCATTGAGGCGGCACAGCCCCGACACCCGCAGGCCAGCGCCCACCAGCAAATGCAGGATGGCCGAATCCCGGATGCCCTTGAAGGTGCCCAGGTCCGGTGCATTCATCAGGCGCTCGGCGTTGGCCAGGCTGATCACATTGGGCAGCGGCTTGCCGGTGCGGGGGTGGCCCAGCGCCAGCGCAGCGTTCTTGTCGATGTGCCCGCGCTCCACACACCACTGATAGAACCCACGCACCGCCGATATGTACGGCTTGCGGCTGCGCGCCACCACACCCCGCTTGTGCAGCCAGATCCCCGTGAACACTTCCAGCTGCTCACCGTCCAGCTCCAGGATCGACACGCGGCCGGCCGTTTCCCGGGCGAACTCCTGCAGCCTGGTCATAGCCAAGCGGTAGGCCTCCCGGGTACGCGGGCTGCGGTTCTGATTCACCCGCATAAATTCCACCCACGCATCAATCACCAGATCGTCAGTCCATCCCATGCGCGCCATGCACACCTCCCAAAGCCAAGACAAAGGGGGGCACACAGGCATTTCCACCTGTGGACCGTGGACCAGCCCCCCAACCACGCGCAAACCCGCGCCAGTCAACGATTCCAGCCCACCAGCCATCCACAGAAAACCTGTGGATGCACGCGCCAACCTGTGGATACATTGCGTTACAAAAAATCAGACCTGTGGATGCCCGTTTGCTTGCCCGCCGCTCTCTCATCCTCTCTCTCTCTTCTAAAAAAAGAGAAAGAGAGAGAGAAAGAGGCCCAAAACCGCAAAACGGCAAATGTGGAAAAAATGACCCGACTTGTGGAAAAAACGCCCCGACCCGTGGAACTTCCACAGGTCCGAATCGGGCCGCAGCCTTACAGCCACGCGGGTTTCGGGTCAAAACAGGGGCTGATCCACAGGTTTTTGCGCGTGCCACCGCCCCCCGGCATTGCAAAAATCTATGGCCTGCCCCCCGGCCCTCTCGGGGTTTCCCCTGAGTCGGCGGCGCCTTCTTGGCTGGGGGGTGCGGGGGGCCGAAGGGGCGAGCGATGCGCCCCGCGCACCAATCCCAGCATGCGGCTACGCCGATGAACGGGAGCGCCTGGCGGCGCGCATGGCCTTGGAGAAAGGGGGGTTGGCCAGCCTCACGCATCGAACGGCCCCACCGGTCCGCCATCGTCCCCAGATGGCCCTGCACCCGCGTCGTACTTCTTGGGCACCACCGCATGCAGACCGAACTGGGCCAGCGCCGACAGCGGCATGGCCACCATGTTCGACACCCGGGCATTGCCAATGGTCCGCTCGACCGACAGCGGCTGGCCGTCCCTGCCCTCCATCAGGACCCCGGCCGCGTGCAGCGCCTTCTTGTAGATCCGGTCGCTCTTCACCGGCAGACCATCCCAAAACTCCCGCAGCGTCGGCGTGGTGCTGATATGCGCCATCACGTGCGACGTCCGCACGCACAGCACAGGGATGTCATCGATGGTGTCGAAGTCGAACGGATACCGGAAATTGCGCTGCGCAATCTCGCTCAGCAGCTTGTCCGTGATCCAGGCCCACGGCTGGCGGTCGCTCACGCTCTCCTTGATGTGGGCGTTCATCTCGGCCACCACCGAGCCCACAAACCCGCCCTGGTGCAACGGGATGCCCGCAAACTCGCACAGCAGGTGCCAGGCCGCCGCCACGGCCGCATAGTTGTGCACCATCCGCTGCGCGCCCGAGTCGGCCGTGGTGGCCACGCAGCTATCGGTCAGCTGCTTCACCATGTCCTCATGCAGGCGGCGCACCCGCGCCTTGTCCTGCTTCGTGAGGAACTGCAGCCACTGCTTCACCGGGAACACCGGCAAGTCCTGCGGCATCTCCGGCCCGCGCCTGGCCAGCGTCAGCTCACTGCGCACCACCTTGCCCTGCAGGCTCTGCACCGGCACATCCTCACCCGCCAGCAACACCGGGGCGCACAGCAGGTAATCGATCAGCTCAGCCCCCCGCCGCGTGTGCTCGTACTGGTAGCACTCCTGCAGGTTGTGGATGGCCTTGTTGATGATGTCCTGCTTGTTGGCCGACATTTCCCCCCAGCCCACCGGGTGGCTGGTGTAGCTCACGCTGGTCAGCTGCCGAAACTCCGTCTGCAGGCTCTGGCGGCTGCTCATCACCATCGCAATCGCGCGCTCCAGCCGCTTCACCAACGTGCTCTTGCCCGTGCCCTTCTCGGCCTGCATCACAAAGTGCGGCCAGAATCCCAGGAAGGCCTTCAGGTGCGCCCCCAGGCCCCACACCAGCGGGATCATGGCCGCGTTGTCCTTGAACGTACGCTGGAACTGCACCAGCACCTCCCGCGCCTGCTCCAGCGTCCCGCTCGGGAACACCAGGTCGCTGTACGGGCACTGCTGCCGGGCATCCGTAAAAAAGCAGTCCGGGCCCTCGTTCACCACCGGCCGCCCATCACGCCAGGCCAGCCCCACGAAGTTGATGGCCTCCCGCGCCCCAATGCTCGATGCCCGCTCCCACACGTTCACCAGCCGGGCGAACGACGTGGGCGCATAGATCGGGCCCAGCTTCTTCCACACGTCCTGGTTGTGCAGCTTCTCATCGTCCACCACCCGGCGCTGCAGCACCGGGCCATGGCGGGCCACCTGCACCGACAGGGCAAACACCGTGCGCGGCGCATTGTCATCGTCCCCCGTCATGGTGGACGTGGGCGACGCAATCTGCACCCGGCTCACCGCCGCGATGCGGAACCCACTGATGTCCGCATAGGACACCTTCTCGTTCCCCTCATCGTCCCGCTCCACCGCCTTGATCGCCCGGGTGAAATCCGGCTCCACCCGATACTTGCCGTAGGCGTGAAAGTCATGCGTCGGCAACCACAGCCGCGGCTTGCCCGCCCGGTAATGCCTCGTGGCCAAGCCGGGAATCGCCCCCTCCTCGAGTAACTTAAGCGCCGCCTTCAGCCCATCCACCCCGCGCAGCTGCAGGTAGTCGTTCAGGTCGTTGATCGGCTCCTCGCCGTGCATCCACTTCTCCTGATCCAGCAGCAGGCAGCTGATGTCCAGCCCCGTCAGAATCTCGTGCATGCGCCAGGCTGCCAGCGGCCCCGGGCAAAAGCCCTTGTTCGGGCCCTGCTCTAGCGGCTTGTGGTCATTGTCAAAGCCCAGCAGCACCTGCTTGCCCCGCAGAAACGACCAGTCCCCGCCGTCAATCGTCTGCGTGCCCCGCACCGCCAGCCCCACCGTGCCCGGCAGCTCGCAGCTGTCCACGCTCAGCGCATTGATCGCGCTCTCCACCACCACCACCGTGCTGGCGCTGGCCAGGCGCTTCCAGTCCAGCACCCACGGCGCCCCCACCTTCTCCCCCTGGCTCTGCGTCTTCTGCCCGCCATTCGCCTCGGGGTCGATGTAGCGCATGTCCACCCCCACCACCTGGCGGTCGAGCCTCGAGCGCACCAAGAACGCCGCCGCCAGCCCCCCATACCCCTGCTCCCCAGGCTCCGCACCCGGCTTCGTCCAGGTGTTCAGGCCAATCGTCCCGCGCTTGATGCCCTCCTCCACCACCTTGAGCGAAAGGTGGCGCTGGCCAGGCTCCTTGCCGCACAGGTAGTTCAGCAGCAGCTCCTTCTGGTCGCCCTTGGCCGCCGCCATGCACTTCTCGCCAATCCACTCGGCCAGCGTCGGCTCCCGCCGCTGCTGCGGCGCCACGCCCGCCGGCGCCGGTACCGAAATGCCGTACATGCTGGCCAGCTCCTTCACCGCGTCCGGAAAGTCCAGGCCCGACGCCCACATCAGCATGTCCACCGGCCCGCCACCCTCGCCCGTGCTCCAGTCCTTCCAACGCTTCAGCCCCCCGCCATCGGGCAGGTACACCGACACGCTCGGCGCCTTGTCCGGGTGGTGTGGGCTGCGGAAATTGCCCGACGAGCCCCCCGGCCGCACCAGGCCCAGCCGCTCGGCCAGGTCCTCGCAATCGATCTCCGCATTCAGCTTCGCGGCCAGGTCCGGCCGCTTGCCGCCCCCCGCTGATGATGTTGTTGTCATGCTCTTGTTTTGATAGCTGCCCGCGCACGACTGGCGGGCGATGAACTCAGATACTTCTTGAAAACTGCAGGGCTTGCGCCGTGGGCGGCTCGTGATAGATCACCGCCAGCCCCAGGTGCACCGCCACAAAGTGCTCGATGCTTGCGCCCCGCGACCGCGACCACCCAGGAAGCAGGCAGATCGCATCGCACAGCACCAGACGCGCAATGTCCTTGCGCATGCACGCCTCCCAGCCCGCAGCAGGGTCAGGGTTGATCTCGGCCGGGTTCTCCACATGCCACCCCGCCGCGCGCAAGCGCTGCGCCTCAGCGTGGAAGGCGGGAAAGTTCAGGTCCGGCAGGCCCGTCATGGGCCCGGCGATGTAGATGCGCCCGCTCACCAGGGGCGCTCCTCTACGCCGTCCACACCAATACTCACGGGCGGGTGCGTCATGCCCCAGCAAGAAAGGCGCACCGGCGCACCGGCAGCAATCGCCGCCCGCTCCTCCGGGCTGGGCTCCCAGTACGACCACACAGCAGGCATACCGCTGGTGAACATCACGCGGGTGATGGCCAATGGCTTGCACTGCTCAGCCGACACGCCCGGCGGGGCGCGCAGCACATCGTTGTTGGATGGGTGCTGGGTCGGCCTCATGCTGCACCGCCCTTCGCGTCCGTCGCCACGCACCCCAGGTCCTGCGCTGTCGCCAGCCGCACCGTGGACATGGCACTGCGGCACCAGGTGTGCCCCATCAAGTCGGCTGCTGCCAGGCCAGCGCGGCGTGCGCCGTTGGTGTTGGGCGCACCCACGTTCACCTGCCAGCGCTTGGGCTTGCGCAGGGGACCCGCCTTGAACTCCACCACCCACTTCTTGTAGTCCTTGTCAGCCCAGTAGGCGTTTGCTTGCTCTTGAGTTTGTAGCGTCATGGTCAATGTCCGTTTGGTATCAATTGAGGTTCGATGCCGGTCCAGAAGCCGCCGCAGTGGTTGCATCCGTATGCCGTGTTGTCTTCCCACAGGTCATCACTGCCGCACCGGCCACAACGGCCCGTGAAGTGGCCCGTGGGCTCGTCGTCTGGGTTGTTCAGCGGACGCGCAGCCGCTGCCTCGGCATTCGTCATGGAGCACCGCCTTCGTCGTCGTGCAGCCCTTTCGATACCGTCTCAACGGAGTTGGCCAAGTCCTCAAGCTCATTCACGCAGAACTGGTCCAGCTCCTCCCACTGCTGGGACATCTCCAGCAGCTGCGCCCGCATCGTGCGCAGGCGTCGGATATGACGCGACGCCAGTTGCTTCTTGGTCGGGGTGCTCATGCCACACCGCCTTTCTGGGCAGTCATCTGGACGCGGTGCAGGGTCAGCGCCGGGGCGTAACACTCCCGAAACGCCTCCCCGATGGTGGGGTGGCCGACCCCATCGGCGCCCGCACCTTCGCCCGTCAGAGTCCAGCGCGCATCAAGCAGGCTGGAGAACAGCACACCGTCGCCGCATGGGGCGACCACAGCCCATGCTTGGACAGGTGAGGGGCAAGGCTGCTGCGCTGCCTCGATGAACTGCACCAGACGATGCCAATCCGCCAAGGCCAGCCCCTTGCCGACGTTCGGCGGGCGGTTGTTGAAAAGGCGCTCACGCTGCGCCGTCGTGAACGGAAGAAGAAGGGCACCCATCACAGGCCACCTTTCACAATCGCCTGCCGCTTGAGCTGGCTAGCCTCACCGGCCACCCGCCCTTCCACGGAGATCGAGCCATACGCCCGGGGCGCCAGCGAGGCATTCACCTTGCCGTTGCGGTCCAGCACACGGGGCAGAGAGCCCGGCAGCTTGGCCGGGGCCTGCCCCGCCTTCGCCACCACCGGCACTGCGCTGGGCATGTCCACGCCACGGGGGCGCACCGACTGAAAAGCGTTGAGCACAGCCATCAGGGCACCGCCTTTCCTGCGGGGTGCACATGCGTCTCGCGCTTGCCGCCCAGCACATCCGAGGCCATGCGCTTGCAGTTGTCCAGCTGCTCGTGGATCTCCTCCACGCTCAGGTCTAGGCCAAAGTGCCCCACCGTTCCAGCCAGCATCCCCAGCAGCAGGTCCTGCATGGCTGCCTTGGGTACGTTCTGATCGCGCAACGCATCGACCACCAGGCCCAGCAGATGCCGTGCGGCCTCAATGCCCATCTCGCTCGCAGTGCAGCCGTCAGAAACGATACGCACATCACCTTCAATCTTCATGCCCATAAATCACTCCTTTTCAGCAGCAGGCACCACCAGGTGCTCCAGCTGCCATTCACGTTTGTTGGCGCCCTCCACAGGGCGCGACACCACCAGCCCAAGCTCCTCCATCTCGGACAGGTGGGACCAGTTCACATTGGCAATCGCCGCCAGGCGGTCGGTGCCCATCCACTCCCACGACTTCAGCTCACCCAGCGCACGCAGCACAGCCGCCCGCTGGCGCGACGAGCGAATGCCCTTGCGCGCCTTGACCAGCAAGCCCTCGGAGCGCCTGCAGCGCGCCTTCCAGTAGTCCACTTCGCTCATTGCTTCTGCCCTCCAAGGCCCGCCAGCAGGCCCGTTTTGCAAAACCCAGCCAGCGCAGTCGCCTGGGCAAGCAGCTCGCTGGGCGAACCACACACCGGCAGCTCCATCTGGTAGGTCACCACGGCCCCGCCCAGCTCAGGGCGCCGCTCAGCCACCCCCATCACCAGCTGCTGCCCCGCATCCGTCTGCACCTCGGCAGCGGCCACCGCGCGCAGCAGGGTCGGGTCGGTCATCAGCTGCACACGGGCCTCACGCACCTGCGGCCCACCCAGTAGCCGGTAGCCCACATGCCGCCTGAACTCCGCATGCCCCTCGATCACCAGGTCTGCCAGCACGTCCTCCAGGGCGGGCTGGCAAGTGGTCAGGGGGTTGAGGGCTTCGCGCTGCACCCAGCCGCCACGGGTCAACAGCAGCCGCAGCACCTTGGTGCGCAGCGGCGTCATGCAGGCACCCGGCCAGCGCCATCCAGCGCACGCAGGCGCTGGCCTTTCAGCCACTCAGGCGAACCAGGGGGGAACGAAACCAGCAGCACACACACGCACTGCTCGCCCATGTACAGCCGCGTTTCCTGCTGCAGCACCCCACCCACCCAGCGAAGGGGGCCGGGCTCAATGCGCTCAGCGGCCAGCGAGATAAAGGCTTGCGTCATGGCCGTGGCCCTCCCCCACGCCGGGGCCGTGCACGTCGTTCGCGCCGCTCGCGCTGGGCGGCAATGGCCCGCTCGGCACGGGCCAGCAGCATCTCGATCTCGGCCGCATTGGCACCCCGCTGCACCCGCCCTGTGAACCAGGCCAGGCCAGAGATAGCCAGCATCCCCAGCGCCTGCAGCGCATCCAGTGCCTTCCACAAGCACCACCATGCCCGGCACTTCATGGCCGTGCCCCCTGCCGAATGGCGCTCATCACCAGCGCCACGCCATACAGCTGCTCCATCCAGGCCTGCGCCTGGGCGGTGGTGGCCGCGTCCACCAGCTGCTGGTGCTTGCGCAAGTCCGGCGCAATGTGCGTCACCTTGAACGTCATGGCTTTGCCCTCCGGTCCAGCAGCGCCTGCACCTCATCCACCCGGTCTGCAGCCTTCACCAGCGAAGCGGCCAGCGTGCGGGCCTCCAGCGCCGTCATGCGCGCCGCCAGGGTGAACGGGTCCTTGCCCGCCTCCAACATCACATGCACCCGGCCCTGCAAGATGCGGGGGTTGCGCATCGAATGCGCGGCCAGCGTGCATGCCGTAGTGGCCTCCAGCACACCGGGGCGGGCAATGGCCACAGACTTGCCGTGCTGCTCCCAGTGGTGGCCGTCTCGGTCGATGGCGGCGCTCATGGGTAGACCCTCCGGCGCATCTCTTCGGCCTCGGCCTTCTTCGCCCGGTGCTTCAAGCCCATGTCGTAGGCCCACACCTCCATGCGGCTTTGCACCGTCATGTCGTCCAGCAGCGCCGACAAGATCACATGCACCTCGGCTCGGCAGTAGTGCGCATCCATGCGCAGCACCGTCAGCGCCATCGCCAAGTTCCGGCCATCCAGGCGGCGCAGGTCCGTCAGGTCAAAAGGGAAGCGGGTGCCGTTGTAGATGCCCAGCAGCAGCCGCGCCACAGTGCCGCCGCCGCCCGTGTCCCAGTGCTTGCGCGCCGTCTCGAACAGCCCCCGCACAGCATCCAGTTCCTCGGCATCGAACTGCGCCAGCAACCGGCGGTTCTCAGCTTCACGCCGAGCCGCATACAGCGCGGCTCGGTCCACCACAGTCGTCTCGGTGGGCTCGGTCAGAAGGTCGCTCATGCCGCCACCCCCTGCGCCATCTGCCGCGCCACCTTCTTCGGCAACCGCCCGCCGTCCACCAGCTGCAGCTCGCGCTCGTACTCCTCCCGGCTCATGTCCAGATAGATGCCGGTGCTTTTCAGGCTGCGGTGGCCCAGCGCAATCTGCGCCACCTTCAGCGGGTTGCTGCCCCGGCTGCGGCGCATGATGTTCATGCCCCGCGTGTGGCGCAGCCAGTGCGGGCTGATCCGCGCATCCAGCCGGGCATGCACCGCCCAGTGCTTCAGCCGCGCCTCATAGCTGCGCACGCTCAGCGGCCCAGCAATCCCGGCCACATCCCGGCCCCACACCAGCGGCTGGCCAGCCTCGGGCACCACGCACCCGGCGCCCAGCTCATGGCTCAGCTTCACCAGCGCCTCAAGGTGGGTGCGCAGCCGGGCAGTCACCATGTACTCATTGCCCCGCTTGCCGCCCTTGCAATGCTCCTTCGGGCTCACCAGCCAGCCCCCGGCCAGGGCCTGCTGCACCATGGGCACCGTCAAGCGGCTGAACTCCTGCACCCGCATGCCCGTCAGGATCAGCGCCGCGATCCAGTGGTAATCGCGCTGCGCCAGCGGGTCGGCCACCTTTGATACCCCATGCAGCAGCCGTGACTGCTCCAACTCGGTCAAATACCTTTTTTGCATCTTGGAACTCCATGTAGATTTCTTCTGTCGTCGCCGTGTGCTGCTCTGCCTCATCCACTGCGGTACTGGCGCACACCAAACCAGCCCACACCAAGGCCCCCACCACGCCCCAGGGCGTCGTGCCGGCCAAAGCCAAAATTCGTTTCATCGCCTGCCCCTCCCCCGCTCCACGCGGTGCCTGTCGCCATGCGCCACGGCCAACATCAGCAGCCGCCGCGTCGTCGGGTCACTCACCGCCTCGTCAAAGCTCTTGGCGGGGTGCCAGCGCGACCACTGCCCCTCGAAAAGCGCGCGCATGCGCGCCTCCGGCGCCGCCAGCGGCAGCTCCATCGGCAGGGTTTGTTGAACTGGGGGGGGAGCAATGCGGGATGCCATCGGTACGCCTCCTTTGAAGGGCCTCGATCAGTTCCACACCGAACAGCGCCGCCAGCGCATTGCCCGCACTCGGGGCAAAGCCATCCGGCAGCCGGTGAACCACGGCGCGCGCAGCGGGCGCCGATTTCTTGCGGGGGGTGCGGGGGGCAGTGCTACTCATCGACCAGCCCCTCCAGGCGCTGCACAAAGTCCAGCACCGCATTGATCAGGTCGAACGCCTCACCGCGCACGGCCTGGTAGTCGGCCCGGCAAAAGCGGGCGTCTGCATAGCCATTGCGCAGGGCCTGCGCCATCTGGCCTTTCTCACTGCTTACACGCAGCAGCAGCTCCAGCACAGCCTCATCGCTCACAGGCCCGGGGCGCAGGTCGATGGTGGCCCGGTCGAACAGCCGGTTCAGGCTCTCCAGAATCCGCATGTCCTGCGTCTCCCGGGTGATGGAGATCACATCGCGCAGCGTCGGCTGGTGATGGCTCTCCACATCGGCATCCACCTTGTTCCACAAAGTGCCCGGCTTCATGCTCAGGCGCTCTGCCAGGTCCTTTACGCCATAGGCCGTGGCCACCGCCCGGAACGCATCGAACGGGCTCACCGGCACTTCGTGTTTGGGGAATATGGGTTTGCGGGGCATGCCTTGCTCACTTGAAAGAAGCGGCCCCACGGCACACCATCACGGCATGCCCACCACCAACACCCAGCGCCCAGCTCATGCCTGTGCCCTCGCCCGGGGCTTGCCCAGGCTCTTGGCCAACTGCACACACAGCTCAGCAGAGCGGGTGCGGTTCTCGTTCTTCGCCTTGGCATCCAGACGCCGAAGCAAGGGCTCCGGCACGGTGACAAGCACCTTCTTGCTCACTGACTTAACTGATTTGGTCATTGTTGGATATCCATTGATATACATCGGGATAGCCGACTATATCCATGGACATCCAAAAGAGCAAATATTTATTACGGCAGGGGCAATGCCCGGATAATTCGCACCGTGACTACGCTGCAAACAAATGAGGCATCTGACGAAAAGAAGCGCCCGCCAAGGTTCTTGCTGGCGATGCCAGAAGACGTGCGCGTGGCCATCGAGCGCGCCGCGTTCGTCAACGGGCGCACCGTCACCGCTGAAATCAATCTGCGGCTGAAATCAACACTTCAGGCGGAAACAACGCAAGCACCGTCAGAGCGCAAGGGCAACGCCTATGCCCTCCCCAACGCACCCACGGTGCTGCACACCGCCAACGACAACGGCCCAACATCGGACCTCACTGGAACCGACAAAGCCATGCTCGATGTGTTCCGGGCCATGCCCCCCGAAAAGCAGCTGGCGCTGCTCAGCCTGTTCAGATAGCGCGAAAGGCGTTTAGTCCTCGCGGTCCAGCAACCAATCCTGGAAGTCGCCCCGTTGCTGTGGCTGCTCGTGCATCAAAAGGGTGTAGTCCACCAGTGCACCCATGGTCTGCGCCATGGTCTGTGCCGCGCTCAACTGCGAATCCATCCAATCGCCGTGCTCCTTACGCCGGGTAGCCTGCAGCTGCAGGGTTAGCGCGTGGGCCATGTTGGCAACCTTGGCCAACGCCTCAGCGGTTTTGGGGTGAATGGAAAGGCGATGCGGCATCTCTCTTACTCCTGTGTCTGTCTACTGTGTTTGCCAAAGATCATGCGACAGACCCGCCAAAAGCAGAGGGGCGATATAAGCCCAATAATGGCCGATATCGCCCCTCTGTTCGCCTCTTAGTTCACACCCCCGGCAGCTTCGCCCCGCCCGCCTGCAGCTCGGTCTTGCGCTGGCTGCTGAAGCTGGTTCCCAGCCAGTACGCACCCACCATGGCAATCACGGCCAGCAGCGCCGTCACGATCTGCACGCGCAGCTCGCCGCTGTAGTTGTCGGGGTGGATAAACAGCACGTCCACCACAAGGCCGTACAGCGGCAGCAGCAGCAGGGCGGATACCCAAAACGCCGGGTTCTGCCAAAAGCCTGGCGCCCCCGGCTGCATGTACACCGCGTTGGCCTCGCGTGCGCCAGCAATGCCGCCGCCCACCTCTTCCAGCTTGAACCACTGGGCCTCAATGGCACCGCGCACAGCCGCAGCTGCTGCCGGGTCTGACTTGATCGTCTCCAGCAGCTCCTGCTCGTTGCGCGCGCCAATCGCCTCCTTGGCTGCGGCAACCACGATTTCTGCGGCCTTCACGTTGCGCTCTGCTGTCTCAGAGCCCGAAGAAAACAGCTTGCCCAGCTTGGGCACCAGGTCGATGAGGGATGGCAGCACTGCGGCGACAAACGGGGCCATGGGTTGCTCCTTGGGTTGTGGGGTAATCGTGTCGGCCGCCAGTGCCTCGGTGTTGATGAAGCTGGCCAGCGTGGAAATGGTGTCGGACACGGCAGGCGCATACGTGCCGCCGTGGGCTTCGTACTCCTGCCGGGCGCGGGCCATGGTCACCACGGGCTGGCCGTAGGGACTGCCGGGCAAGCTGGCCCACTCGCGGTTGCACTTGCGCACCGCGTCTTCAAAGCGCCCGGCAATCACATCGTCCAGCGCCTTGCGGCCCAGGATGAGCGCCACGGCGCCCAGGTCCTGGTTCTGCGGCGAGAAGTCGGCAAAGCCGTACTGCTGCGCCAAGGCGTCCCAGGTGCGCGCCAGGAACTGATACGCCCCCGCCGCCGTGCTGGTGATGGGCGTGCCGCCCAGCTTGCGGGTGATTGGGGTGCGCGGGTGGTCCGCAAAATCGTCAGCGGTGCCCGGCTGGCCGTCCAGGCCCACCAGGTGCCCCCCGCCAAACATCACGCGGTAGCCGTCATCGCTCGCAGTGCCCTCGCCGTGGCGCAGCATGCGCAGAAAGGCCCGCACGTTCGTATCTTGCAGCGCTGCGATCAGCGCTATAGGGTCTTTGGTACTCATGGCGATCCACTTGTGAACAGTGTTTTGAACAACGTGGCCAGCGCTGCCCAGCCGCCAATGGCATACACAATGCCACCCAGCGCCAGGAACAGACTGGCCTTTCGCGCCAGGCCCCACAGCCCGCCCAGCACAAACCGGCCGGCGTGTTGTGTGGCCTGCTTTTGCAGCACCGTCAGGCCTGCAGCCCAAAACGCGGCGGCAGTCTCTTCGGTCATCGCACCCTTGATGCCCTCGCGCACGGCTGCGGCCATCTTGGCCTCCAGCCAGGCGCCAGTCTCATCAGTCAGCCGCACCTCAGAAGGCGCGCTAGCTCGGCGCTCTGGCCCTTTGTATGCATCAGGTGGTGGCATGTACGCCCCCCTGCTCTTCGGCCACCCACAACTCAGCTTGCCGCGCCCCCGCCAGCGCCAGGGCCTCGGCCAGTTCTGCGGCGGTGGCATCGATCACGGTGTTGTCGGCCAGCACCCAGTTGACCGATGGCGTGCCGGTGGCCTGCAGCGCCAGGATGGCCCGCGCCATGCGCGACTGACTGGTCTCATCGCCGTCAAAGGTGTTGCCCGCCTGCGTCGTCACAGTGATGCGGGCCACGGCCTCTGCGCGGGCCAGCTTGAAGGCTTCACGGGCCTGGCTTGCTGCAGCCTCTGCGGCCTGCGCCTCCCGCTCTGCCACAAACTGCGCCCAGGCCTCGGCATCGAGCACCTGCCAGGCGCCGTCCACCACGCACCAGTGGCCCGGCACGTAGTCGGCATTGGGCGGCAGGCCCTGCAGGTGGTCGTAGGCCTCGGGCGTCACGCCGGGTGCGCGGATGGAGCCCACCAGGCCCGCGTCGGTGATGCGCACAGCGGCGTCGTCGGGCAGCGCAAACACTACCCGGCCTGTCGATTTTTCGGTGATGGCCTGCATTACATGTTCCCCGTCAGAAAGAGTTCGGTGGCCGACAAGGCCACGCCCGCGCGGCGCGAGCCGGTTTGCTGCAGATCGCCCAGGTCGTCGATGTAGTACGTGTACCCCGTGGTCAGGCCGCTCAGGCCCGATGCCACGCCGCCCTTTGTGATGACAAGGCCCTGCGCCCCGTCAGCAATCGCTGCGGCGGTGATACCGATCCAGTTGTTGGCGTTGGTCACGCTGTCGCCGGTGTCGTACACGCGGGTGGTCTTGGCGTTGCTGTTGCCCGCGTCAACGTAAGCAAACACCACCTTGTCCTCTGAGCTGTTGTAGCCCAGGGCCAGCACGCTGCTGGTGCTGGTGTTGATGTAGGTGGTGCTGCCAAACACCAGCGCGGCCCCCGACACCGTGGCCGATGCCGTGCGGGCGTAGTTGGTCGTGGCCTCCAGCCCAAAGAACACCAGCTCGCCCTTGCCGATGTCGTACGCAAAGGGCTGCTGGGCGGTGTCCACCGTGCCGCCGCTCCACGCCGTGGCCAGCGGTAGCAAGGCGCCTGCAGATGCCGTGGTGCCGGTCAGCGTGATGAGCTGGCAGGAAGTGGTGCCAGTCTGCGTCAGCGCCACCAGCACAAAGCGGCCCGCCACGGGGGAGTATTCCATCCAGGCCGTACCCTGCGCACCTGATAGCGCGGTGGTCACCTCGGTGCGGGCAGTCAGCGCGGTGGCGTTGACCGTGAGCGCGCGGATGCCCCGGCTGGATGCCGATGTGTTGTACACCACCACGACCTCGGGCGCGCCGGGCATGGATGCAATGGCAAAGTGCTGGTTTGCGGACGTACCAGACCCTGCGCTGATGGTCAGCGGCGAGCCAGCCGTCATCACCCCCCCGGCCACCTGCACGGCGACGGCCTGCGTCGCCGTGCTAGTCACACAGAACACCACCACGATCTTGTTCTGGTGGGCGTTGTGGCAAAGGTCGTACCGGATGCCAGTAGACGATGTCGCCGTACCCAGGCTTTGCGCCGTGCCCAAGCTGATGGTGCTGCCCGAGATCGTGCCCAGCTGCAGGTACACCGCCGAGGCGTTGTAGAACGTCATGCACACCACGTTCTCCACCGGGTGCCAGCAGATGCGATTGAGCGAGCCCGTGGGCAGCGCGGTGCCTGCGCCCCAGGTGGTCGTGCCGGTGCCGCCGTCCACGGTGCCCACATGCAGGTGGGTGGTGGTCAGCAGCACCACCTTGTTCGTGCCGGGCACGTTGAGGATCTGCACAAAGTTGCCGCTGATGGTGGGCGTCTCTTCGGGCCCGAGCGCGCCAGGGTTCATGGCGTAACCCACGGTGCTGACGCTGCCATTGCTGTTAAGCACCACTACCTTGTTGGCCCCCACCGCCCCCTGGGCCGTCATGCGGCGACGGCCTGCGGCCAGGCTCTGCACAAACGCGGTGGTGGCCAACTGTGTGGTGTCGGTGGCACTGGGTGCCGTAGGCGCCGTGGGCGTGCCGGTAAACGCTGGGCTCGCCAGCGCTGCTTTCAGGGCCAGGGCGTTGGTGACGGTGGTTGCAAAGTTGGCATCGTTGCCCAGCGCTGCGGCCAGTTCGTTGAGCGTGTCCAGGGCGGCAGGCGACGATGCCACCAGCGCAGCGATAGCGGCCTGCGTGAAGGCCGTGGTGGCCAGCTGCGTGGTGTTGGTGCCCGGCGCTGCCGTGGGGGCCGTGGGCGTGCCGGTCATGGCCGGACTGTTGGCAAACAGCAGCGCGCCAGTGCCAGTCTCGTCTGTGATCGCCGCCGCCAGCTGTGCAGACGTGGCGACCAGCGTGTTGTTGGCCAGGTTGATCGTCTTGTTGGTAAACGCCTGCGGAGTGTTGGGCAGCACGAACTGGCTGGTGTCGATGGCCAGGGTCAGCGTGACCACCCAGTTCGAGTTGCTGCCGCTGCCGGTGTTGGAGTAGATCAACATCGACAGAGCGCCCGTCGCCGAGTCATACGCCGTCACCGTGCCGATCATTCGCTCGGTCGGCGCGGCCGCGTTGGAGATCACGAGGTCTTGGCCAGACGCATACCCCTTGCCAGGCTGAACCGTCAGGGTCCTGGCGCCAGTGCCGAAGGCCAGGCTGGTGGTGCTGGTGGATGTGACACCCAATGCGAAGGCTGAACCAAACGCATTGACGGCGGCAACCCATGGGTTCAGCTCGGCAAGGAGCTGATCCATTTCTGGCGCGAAGACAGTGGGCCGGGTCGAGGACGGAACCACGCTGAAGTATGGGATGGTCATCAGGTTTCTTCCAGGTTGAGAGTTACCAGCGCTTCTGTGGCGCTGTGATCGGTATTGATAGAGAACCGCTTGTAAATACCGCGAATCAGGAACGCCTCAAACCAGTCATCCGCCCCCGCATCGTCCAGCCCGGACCACACGGCAGCCACTGCGTTAAGCCGCTCACGAGCGTCAAGCAGGTCGTTCACAAAGCGCTTGGGGATTTCGCACACCTGCGTGGTGATAGGCAGCGAGCGGCGCGGCCGCAGCGTGGCTTTTGCAAACGGGTCGCGCTCGATCACGCTGAAGTTCAACGCATCGTTCTCCGCCCCCTCCTGGAGCTCGCCCATGTACACATAGTTGCCCACGTCCACTGCCCCCAGCTTGACGATCCCTGTGGACCGCGTGAGGGTGAGCGTGATTACCGCGTCACTGAACGGCGGCAGGTCAAACTGCACAACCGATGGCTGCAAATTGAACGGCTTGAAGGCGTACTCATACGCATCGCGCACCACGCGGCGGCGCAGGTCGAAGGCCTTGTCGTAGACCAGCACGCCCGCGCCTGTGTGCATCTGGATGCGCAGGTCATCAGACTCCATGCCCGTGACGCCGATGGAGTTGATGCGCTGGCCCGGCCGGATCTGGAGCACCAGTGGCGACGCGGCAATGGTCTGCGTGCTGCGCAGCTCATCCAGACAGGCGTGGCGGTTGGTAGCACCCACTTCCAGCCACCAGTCCGTGCGGTCGATGGGCGGCACCGGCAGCGGATTACCCGTGTTGCCCAACTGCAGACTCTCATAGATGCGGTGGGATGTAGTGCTGACCACCCGTGCGCCGAGCCCATAAGTGGTGCCGGGCACGTAGGGCGTCTCTGTCACCACGTCCCACCACTCGGTGGAAATGGCGGGCGCCACGGGCAAGGGGTTGCCCTGGTTGTTGATCTGGCGCGACTGGTACGTTTGGCCCCCGCTGGTAACGCGGGCGCCATCGACATAGTTGGCCATCGAGCTGTAAGCGGGCCAGCCCGCGTCGGGCTCGGCCACAGTGCTGGTCAACAGCCGCGCGGCTGGTTTGACGGGAACGATGACTCTCATTTTTTAGCGGTCTCCATGAGCAAGGTCACTGCTTGGTTGACGATGCCGGTGATGCCATCAGCGGTGGTCCGGTTGGTGCCTTTGATGAGTGCCAGCTCTTCTTTGATTTGTTGACTCTTCTCCACCAGCTGCGCCAACAGCCGGTTGGCCTCGCGGCGGTCGGCGGCTTGCGCGTCCACATAGGGGCGCGGTGTGATTTCCTCGCCCTGGTGGATCTGGGCCACCATGTCAAACGGCACAGCGCTGGTGCCCACCGCAAAGCCAGGCAGGCCCAGCTTTTTGAGGTAAGGGCTGACGTAGTCCGACAGCGCACTGCCCGGCTGCTCACGCACGGTGGCAGCGGCAGACTCCAAGAACGCCTGCTCAAACCCAGCCAGCGACAAGGCACCCGAGGCCAGTTGCCCGCGCCAGAAGTCCCAGCCCTGCTGGTCTATCTGGTTGGGGGCGCTGCCAATACCCACGCGCCCGATGGACGCATAGGCGTTGCTCACGGTCTGGTCGATGGTGCCCATGCCCGACAGCACGCCGATGGCCTTGGCCGCCTCGGCCGACAAGCCCAGCGCCGTGCCCAGCGTGGGCAGCAGGCCCGCACGCAGGCCCAGCCCGTCCTGTAGCGCAGTAACGGTGTCAGCATCAAAGCCAATGCCGCCCAGCAGCTGCTGCACGGTCACGCGGTCTGCAGCGGCCAGCTGTAAGCCTGCCAGCAGGCCGTCCACCTGGGCCGATGCACCCGCGCTCAGGGTCAGGCCTGCCAGCAGGCCGTTGACCTGGTCTGATGCCGCCGCTGCCAGAGACACTCCACCCAACAAGCCTTGCACCTGCGCGGCCACGTCTGCCGACCAGCCCACGCCCGCGTTGAGGCCGTCCACCTGTGCGCCTGCGGCGTCGGTGAGCGAGACGCCTGCAGCGATCAGCGCGATCTGCTCGCGTGCCACATCGGCAAAGGCCAGGCCCGCCGTGAGCTGCGCCGCCTGGGCGGCTGCGCTTTCTGTAAAGCCTACGCCCGCAGCGACGCGCTTGATGGTCTCCACCAGCGCATCAGAGATGCCCAGCCCGCCCGCAATCAGATCGAGCTGCCCCACCGCAGCCGGTGCAAAGCCAATGCCGCCCAGCAGCGCATCCACCTGCGCGGATGCCTCTGGCGCCATGCCCAGCACGGTGCCCAGCGCGCGGAACTTGTCGCTCTGCAGGTCAAAGCCCAGGATGGTGTGCAGGGCCGCAAAGTCGGGCGATTCCGAGTCGTAACCGACGATAGTGCGCAGCGCATCGAACTGGGCCGGGTCGTAGGCCAGTGCGCCGTCCAGCGCGGCGGCCAGATCCGTTGCAGCCTGACCCACCAGCAGGGCCACCTCGACAGCAAACTGCTGGCCGAGGTCGGCCACGTTCTCGGGCGTGAGACCCAGGGCGCCGGTGATGCTGCTCAGGGCTTCGTCGCTGATGCCCAGCGCCACGCTCAGGCTGTTGGTCTGGTTTGCGGCGACGGCCTTGACCAGCTCTTCCGTCAACCCCAGCGCATCGAGCGCGGCCAGGGCCACGTCCAACTTCAAATTGGCCGCTGCCTGCTCTTGCGTGGCCGCCACGTACTCGTCGCGCAGGGCCTGCAGCGTCTTGTCCACCGTCTGGATGCCCAGGTCGGTGCTGACGCCAGCCACTTCCATCAGCGCCAGGTGCTTGACGACATCGATCTGCGCGTCGGCAATCTGCTGCTGCAGCGTGAGCGTCTGGGCGTCGTACTTTTGCACCAACGGGTCTGCCTCTGCAGCGCTGGCCAGCTTGTTGAGCTGCGCTGTGACGCGGGCGGCGTCGCGGGCGTATTCGACACCGCTGCGGGCATTGGCACGCGCCACGTCCAGGTAGGCGCTGGCAACGCCGGTGAGCGCATCGCGCGCGCCCTGGTCGCCAGCACCGGCACGGGCTGCAGTCTCGGCAAACCGCTGCTGCAGCATTTGGTAGCGGGCGTCCAGCCCCATGCCACCGTTCGGGCCAGTGGCCAGGTCAGACACGAAGCCGCGCAGCGACTGCGCAAACCCGCGCGTGGCGTCTGCGGCCTGCATCTCCAGGTCGATGACCTTTTGCTGGGCGTCGGCATAGCCAGCCCAAATGTCCATGCGCACCGCCGCCACGCGGGCGTCAGCAGCGGCCACCCCGCCGCGCATGTCGGCCAGGCTGTCGGCCAGGGCCGCAAATGCGCCGCGCAGGGCCGATGCACGCTCTCGCTCTGCCTGGGCGGCTTCTTCTGCCGCCTGTGTGGCACTGGCAAACGCGCCCGCTACGGCCAGCAGCCCGGCCACGGTTTTTGCCCCGGCATCGCCCAAGGCGATGTTGGCCTTTACCTGCGCGGCATATTCTTCGCGGGTGGCGGGCATGTCCATGCCCAGCTTGGCCAGGGCTACACGCACGGCCTCGGTACTCACTGCGAGCTTTTCTGCGTCGCTGGTGTACAGCTCCACAAACGTGGCCATGTTGCCCGCGAGCGCCTGCACGCCGCCAGATGCGTCCACCAGCTTGCTGATGGCCGAGTCGGCAAGGCCCGCAAATGTGGGCATGTACTGCCCGAAGGCCTCAAACGCCGCTTGTGCCTGGGCGATCTGCGCCACGGCAGCAGACAACTGATCCATGTTGGACAGCTCGCCCAGCCGGTTGAGCATGGTGTCTGCCCAGCCGGGCAGGTCCATGTCCAGCAGCACCTTGCGGGTGTCGTTCGCAATGGCGGCCAGATACTGGGCCTGGCCCTCTGCGCCGTCGGCAAACTCCTTGGGTGCCCAACGGCTGGTGCGGGTGTCCTGCCAGTTCAGCAAGTCCTTGCCGCCCTGGCTGATGCGCAGTGCGCCCCAAGCGCCATCCTTGCTCGTGTCGTCGGCAAAGGCGGTGGCCACTTCAAAGCCAGCCTTTTGGCCGAAGGCCTTGGCGATACCGTCCAGCGTGGAGCCCAGGCCCGCAGCGATGCCGCTGGCCAGGGCCTGGCCGTCCTTGTTGTACTCCCGCACGTCGCCCATCTTGAACGTGCTCTGGTTGTAGATGCCCGCGCCCTCCTGCAGGCCCTGGTCGGCGCTGTAGATGGCGCCAGCACCAGAGTGCAGGGTTTGCTTTTTGCTCAGCATGGTGCCCAGCAGGGCCACGCCCGCCAGTGCCCAGCCCCAGCCGGGGATGGAGTTGAGCGCGCCCATGATCCCGCCGCCTGCAGTCGCCCCCCCGCCTGTAGCAGTTGCCAGCGTGCCAGCAGGCAGCGCAGCCGCCGTGCCAGCCTCAACGGCAAGGTTGGCCGCAATGGCCGACTGTGCAGCCGCCTGCGCCCCCGTAGCCACGCTTGCCCACATGCCGTTGGCCGTGGCCAGCGCACCAATGGCATCGCCCCCAGCCATTCCTACCAGGTTGGCATACCCCAGCGAGGCGGCAGACGCTCCTGCCGATGCGCCATACAGCGCCTGGCTACCAGCACCCCACAGGGTGTTGAGGTTGCTGGCAGTCTGGATGCCGCCCATCAGCCCGCCACCGCCACCCGACGACGGCGCACCGCCGTTCATAAGGTACTGCACCCCCGCCGAAACGGGCGACATGGCCAGGCTGAACGCAGGCCGCAGCACCAGCGTCTTGAACATGTTCTTCACGGTGTCGCGCAGGTTCTGTGCAGCGGTCTTGCCACTCTCAAAGCCCCGCATCAGCGAATCGGTCAGGCTCTGTTCAATGCGCTCACCCGCCCGCTCCCACTCGTCCGACGCCTTCTTGGCCTCCTTCTCGGCTTCCTTGGCGGCGTCGATCCCGGCTTGCTTAGCGCCCCCTTCACGCTTGGCGCGGGCCACCTCGCGCCAGGCATTGGCCTGCTTGATCAGGACTTCGTACAACGCTCCGTCCTGGTTCAAGAAAAGCGCGTTCGATGCCTGCACTTCCAGATCCGTGGCCAGCATCTCCAGCTTGGCGGCATCCAGCTCGGCAACGGCTTCCTTCGACAAGCCTAAGCGCGCGTTCTGCTCATCCTGCAGCACCAGTGCGGCCTGGGCCTTCTCCAGCTCCTTGCCCTGTGCCACCAGCGCCTTGTCCCGTGCCTTGGCCAGCTCCAGGGTGGCCTTATCGGCAGCGGTCGTAGCCTTGGTCTGCGCGTCCATCAGCTGCTTGGCCATGGGCTGCTTGGCAATCAACGCCTCCACCAGCTCCAGGTAGTACTCCTCGGAGATATTGCCCTTGGCCCTGGCGCTTTGCAGCTCCTTCAGCTTTTGCTGGTAGTCGCCAGTCAACCCGGCAAGGTTCGCAATGGTGGCCGCTTCGCGCTCTTCCTCCGTCTGCCCTACTTTTCTCGCAGCTGCGCTCTTCTCCTTGACCTTGGTCAGGTCAGAGACAACCTTCAGATAGTTGGCCTCAATCTGCGCGCGCTCTTGCTGGGTCAGCCCCTCGTTCTTGATCGCCGTGGTGTACTGCTGGGTAGCCTGCGCCACCGCCTTGCGGGTCTTCTCAAGCTCGGAATCACGCTTACCGGCCTCGTCTGACAGAGCAATCGAGGCCTTGACCGCTGCCGCACGTTCACGCTCAGCATTGGCAGATTCGCTGGCCTGATAGGCCGCGCCAGCCAGAGCAGCCGCCTGAGCTTGCAACCCTTGCAGCTCCGCCTGCATCCGGGCCGTGCCATTGGGCCTGCCTGTGGCGGCGCCACCAGCAGTTTCCCCAAACCCTCCACTGGCTGCGATCTTGTTCTCAAGATCAGCGATGCGCTTGCGCACCGTCTCCAGCTTCTCCCCGCTGGTCTGCTCCCTTCCCACGTTGAGCATGGCATCCCATGCCTCCTTGGCAAAGTCGCGCACCCCACGCCACGCGCGCTCCAGCGTTCCCAGGTGCTGCTCCATCCTCGCAGCCCGCTCCCGCAGGGCATCAGCGGCAGCATTCTGTGCAATCGATGCTGCGGTTTCCTTGTCCCCTAACTCATCTGCGGCCTTGATCTGGGCATAAGTACCCGCCGTGAGGTAGTTCATCGACTCGTTCAGGCGCGCACTGGCCTTCACGGGGGCATCGCCCAGGCTCTCAAAAATCTTGGCTGTATCGGTGATGGATTGGCCCGTGGCCCGCTCCATCTCCACAGCCGCAAGGCTCACCTTCTGCAGGTTCTCGCGCGCCACCTGGCCGGTTGCCGTCATGGTGGCCAGCGCTGCCGCTGCGGTGGCCTGTGTACCCGCCACGCTGTCAATGCCGCGTGCCATGTCGGCCAGCTGGCCAGCCGTCACCCCTGCGGCGTTGCCGGTGCTGATGATGGCCTTCTCATAGGCCTTCGTTTCCTTGCCCGCCTCGTGGTAGGCCAGGCCCACGGCCGCAGCCGCCACCACGGCAGTGCCCGCCACTGCACCCATGGACACCAGGGCACCAGCAGCACCCCGCACCACGGCCGACTGGCCCTGCACGGCAGACTGCACCGCTTCGTGGATGCCCTTGGTGGTGCCCTCCACCTTGGCTGCAGCGGCCTGCGTGTCAGAAACTGCCTGGTTCAGCTCGGCCTTGTACTGCTGGGACTCCAGCAGCATCTTGATCGCCAGCACCAGTTTCCCGCTCACGCTCATCACAGCCCCTATTTGTTGCGGCGCTTGGCCGCCAACTCGCTATCGGCCTGCAACACGGCCAGCTCGATCACGCGCAAATCCTCGTCCCAGGCCTGCAACTGTTCAAACGGCACACCGTGGATGCGAGCCACAGACTCCACGCCGGGGTAGTTCATAGCCACCCGAAACGCTGGGCCCATGCCACCACCGGCATACAGCCACTGCGTCTGCGCCCGCAAAAAGAACTGCAGCACCTCCCAGTTTTCAGGCCACACCTCGCACACGTTGGGGTCGTGCGCCAGGGCGGTGCCACGCTCCAGGCGGATGCGCGCCACATCGGCATCGGTGGCGCCCATACGGCGCATGCCCGCCTCCAGCGCGCTGTCCACCACCACGGCAGACCGCGTGCGGGCCACGCCCACGCCCGCCCAGGCGCGCGCGGCCTCTACAAGTTTTTTGCCTTCTCTCCGCGGCTGGCCCGAAAGAAGGCCAGTGCAATGGCGTACGGTGCCGCCGACATCTCAAGCAAACCGTCGCGCGCAGCGTCCGAATAGGGCACCGCCTGCTTTGTTTCTTCGTCCACCATGTCCCAGCCCACCAGCTGCGAGCGCGCCACCTCAATGTCTTCTTTGGCGCGCAACACCTTGAACTCGGAGTGAGACACGCGCTTGAAGTGCGCAACAAACGTGCTGTCGTCAAAGCCGCCCGCATCGTTGGGCTCCGCAAACGTCACTTCGACCTTGAAAACATCGCTCTTCTTGAACTTGACTGCCATGGTGATCTCTCGATGGTTAAAAAAATGGGTGGGGGTACAGAATCAGGCGCAGGCGCCCCTATCAGGTGAACGTCAACACCAGCTCGTCATTGCCCGCGTCAGGCATCACGGCAAAGTTGGCGCTCAGCATGGCCGTCTTGTCGTCGTCGTTCAGCGACGGCTCCTGGTTGAACTGCAGCTTGGGCGCCTCGATGGTCACGATGTTTCCGGGCGTGACGCCGTGCACGATTTGCAGCGGCATCAACGTGCCGGCCACCACATCACCGGCCCAGTCCTTGGTGGCCACATCGGTCATCTCAAACATGGCACTGGCCGTGGGCTTGCGGTCGGGGCTGCGCACACCGGCCTGGTTGATCCAATTGCGCCAGCTCACCTGGTTGGCCAGGTCAATGCTGAAAGACTTGGTTACCAGGTCCAGCCCTTCAATCGTGAAAGTCACAGTGTTGCTGTCGCCCACCGTGAGCGGCTGCTGGAAGCCCGTGAACGCAATGCCCGTCGGGAACAGTGCATCCTCCACCGGGTGATACTTGCCGATGTAGTTGAACTTCATCACCGGGATCTCTTCCGCATTCAGCGAAAAGCTCACCGATCCCTTGGCGTCGGTCATCTTGAAGAGCACGCCGTCCATGTAGACAAACAGCGTGATGTAGTCGCCCTCATCACCATGGGGCTGATACACAGCGCTGGTCGCGGGCGTGAGGGTTTGGCTCATGTCGCAGCCCAGCAGCAGTGGCGCAAACTTGGGCGCGGTGCCCGCGGCGCCAGAGCCCGCCAGCTCCACCTCAAAGTCAAACACCCGGTGCTCGCTGGTAAACAGCGCGCCCTGGTTGCCTTTGGAGCCTCGCACCAAGTTGCGCTCTACAAACTTGCCTTTGATGGGCTGGGGCGTGAGCCCCCGGCACAAGATGGCGTTCGTACCAGGCACAGGTGCGGCTGGCGTGCCCTTGGCGGTCTGCTTCATAGCAAGCAGCACCATGTTGCTCATGTTCATGCTCATGATCGTTCCTTGGAGTTGAAGGGGTCAGCTGGTGGCCAAGTCAGGCCGCATTGCGTGGGGCCTGGGGCTTGGCCGGTTGGGTGGGTTCTTCCACCCGGCGGCGCTTGCCGGTGAACGGGTCGCGCTCAAAGCTGCCCGCCTGGCCGGTGAACTCATCAGCGGGCCATCCGCCCTCTGGTACGGGCATAGGCTTGCGCTCTTCGCCAGTCGTTACGACGGCATCGGTTTTCTTGGGTTGGGTTGCCATAGCTTTTCCTCTCAAAGTTGTCAGGGCCGCACGTCCAGCTCGATCACGATCCACCCCCAGGGGTGATCCATCTGCCCGCTTTGCCGAAACTCCTTGGGCAAGGCGCTGTCAAACGGGCGCGGCATGCCGGGGTTCTTCACCCAGGCCAGCACATCCGCCAGCACCGCCAGCTCAGCCGTCTCCACGGCCACAGGGTCGGAGTCCTCGGGCACCTTCACAAACGCCACCACACCCAGCTTGGCGTGGCCCAGCTGCCCCTCGCGCCCCCGGTAGTTGGCAAACTGCCCACCGCCACCCGAAACCAGGCAGATCACGCCCTTGGCCAGGTCGGCGGGGTCGTGGTTCATCGGGTCAATCACCAGGCTGCGCTGCACCACGCGGTGCGGCATGGCCGCCTGCATGCTGGCCTCAATCCCCGCCAGCGCCTGGTCAAACGTGTTCAGGCCCATCACGCGGCACCTCCGGGGGGCTGCGCGCTGGCCAGGTAGCGGCGGGCCGCCAGCTCAAGCCGGGCGGGGAAGGTCCGTTCCATCATGGCCAGCGTGGGCGCAGCAAACGGGTGGGCCTTGATGCCCTTGTGCCGCACGTGCCAGGCCAGCCCTTGGTAGCGGTCGCGCAGCTCCAGGTTCTCGCGCACGGCGTTCATGCTGGTGCGGCGCGCACGGCGGCGCCCTGCAAATACCTTGGTGGTCAGCCATGCCACGATGTCGGCAGCAGCCGGGTCGTTCCAGCGCGGCAAGCCCTTGCCGGGGCCGCGCCCCTCTTCCACCGCAGGCCCATAGGCCACACCCGGGCCAATGTCCCACTCATAGCCAGAAACCCGGTCGGCCCGGATCGAGTTGGTCAGCGTGCTGCGCCACTTGGGCGCGGCGCGGCGCATGAAGTTGACCGCCTCTTGCGCCAGGCGCGCCAGCTCGTCGGCCAGCGAGCTGAGCAAGCCCTCCCCCTCTGCCCGCATGGCAATCGTGACTTCGCGGATGTTCGTGGTGGCCATGGTCAACGCACCCCCTTGAACTCGGCCAACAGCGACTCGAACAGCGCGGCAGGTGTGCCGTTGCGCGGCATGCTGGTGTAGCCATCCCGCATCTGCTGGGGCTTCACCACATTGCGCATGGCCAGCTCGCGCATGGCCTCGGCTTGGGCACGCAGCAGCAGCAGGCCACGGTCGGCAGGGTTGATGGTGGTTGCGTCCGGCGTCTCGCTCAGCAGGTGCCGGGCGAAATACCAGAACCGGAACGTGTCACCCCACACGGTGATTTGCAGCATCGTGGGCGCTGGCGAAAACTCCAGCCACCAGGCCACACCATCCCAGGCCGCAGCTACGCGGGGCACCAGGCCGGGGTAACTCGGCTCCCACGGCTTGGGCGTGTTCGCAGGGTCCGCCCACATGTGGGTCTTGAGGGCCGCAAAGTCCTGCGCTTGCACCGCATACCGGGCCTGGAGGGCAAACAGCCCCACCTCTCCCGGCTTGGTGATGGGCCGCTTGGCCTGCATGTCGGCCAGGGCCACGCCCAGCAAGCGCTTGAAGTCGCCGTCATCCGCCGCGCGAAACTGCGCGGCAGCATCGCTCAGCGACGCCTTGAGGTCGGCCACCAGCGCGGACAGCAGCATGGACATGCAAGCGCCCCGCCTTACTCGCCCGTGGGCTCAAGGGCCGCCAGTTGCTCGGCCGACAGAGCGGCCAGCAGCTCGGGCTTCATGCGTGCACGCTGCTCAGCCGTCAGGCTGCGCAGCTGCTCGGGCGTCAGGGCGCTGATCTTCTCGTTGATCGCGGCCAGCTGGTCAGGCGTCAAGTCCAGCAGCTGGTTCAGGTACAGCGCCTCCTCCTCGGCCTTCAGCTTGGCATCCGCGCGGCCCAGCATCTCAGCATCAATGCCAGCGATCAGGCTGGTGCGCGGCTTGGCCTGCGCCCGTTCGGCTTCCAGCAGCAGGCCCAATGCCTCCTGCGTGAGGCCGGGCACTTCGGTAAGGATGTCTTTCACCGACTTGGCGCGCAGCGCCTCAATCAGGTCAGCCAGCGTCGGCTCAGCGGGCGCGGCGGCGGCGGTCTGGTCCTGAAACTCAGGCGGCAGCAGCGCCACGTCGATATCGCGCCCCGTGCCGGGCTGGATCATCTTGCCGCCCACGTAGATCGGGGCGTCGGTGGTGTTCTCGATGTGCTTGGTGGGCATGGGTGTTCTCCGGTACCGGGTTCTGCTGGCCCCCGGCCGCAGCCGGGGGACTTCTCAGCGTCTTCTCGGGAGGGTTATGGAGTTAGGCTGCCCGCGCCACGCGCCCGGTGGCGCTGTAGACGATGATCGAGGTCAGGCTGTTCTTCAGCTGCGTGGGGGTGTGGCTCACGATGAACTGCGTGCCGTACCCTTCTTGCTGGTCCGTGAACAGACCAGCCGCATTGCGCGCGGGCTGCGGCTCGTTCATCGAGAACGCCTTCACCATGCGGAACCGGGTGTTGCCCCGTTCGCCCACGATGATCCGGTTGTCCCCCATCACCAGGCCTGGCGCCGTGGGGTTGAACGTCGGGATGCCCTTGGTGAAGCCCAAACTGCCATCAGCGGCCAGACCCGTCGCCACCCGCGAGCTGTTGGCGCGGAAGCTCTCAGCCTGCGTCAGCGCGTTGTCCAGCGCCCCGCTCATCAGGGCAAAGTTCGCGCTGTAGTAGCGGTCGTTCTCGATCACCACCTTGCGGTTGCCAATCTCGATCAGCAGGCGGTCGTAGCGGTCGCGGATGTTCTCACCGCCCACCGCGTCGGTGTTGAACACCGCGCGGTTCGTGCTGCGGTAGCCCTGCACGGTCAGCACCTTGCCGTTGGCGGGCACCTGCAGCACTCCGTCCTGGTTCACCAGGCGCAGCTCGCCCAGGTTCCAGTCCATGATGTAGTAGATGCCTGCTGGCAGTGCGGAGCCATCCGCAGGCAATGCGTACTGCGCACGCGCTGCGCCGTCATAGGTCACCACCAGCGGGTTGGTGGGCGAGCCCACGGCATTGCCCTGCAGGTCGTAAGCCTGGCGCGGGCGCACCACCGGGAAGGCAGAGGTTACGAACACGCTGTTGGTGCCGTTGCACTGCGCCGTCAAGGTGTCATTGAACGCCACTGCACCCACTTCGTCAGCGCTGAAAACCAGCTCATTGAAGTTGATCGCCTCGGTGTCCTCGCCCACGATCCGCACGATGTTGCGGATGTTCTCCGCCATCGGGTCGAAGTCGATGGGAGATGCGCTCATCAGCAAACGCAGTTCGCTGCTGATCAGGTAGGCCAGCTTCTGCGGGATGGGGCGGGCCTCTTCCTGCGTCTGGATCACACCGGCACGGCGGATGCCCTGGCCCTCATAGCGGCGCAGCGCGCCCACACCAGCCGCAGAGGTGTCGCGGTAGCTGTATGGAATGGTCATCACGTTGGCAAACGGTGCCGTTCCCACGTTCACAAAGCCCAGGCTGGTCAGGTTGTAAAGCGCCTCGCGCAGCACCGTGCGCTCAGCCACCACAGGCACCTTCACATCGCTGATCGAGCCGGTACCGCCAGCCAGCATCTTGTGCTCAGCGTGCAGGCGTTCACCGTTGGCCGCGTCGAACTGGGCCAGCGCCTTCTCGGCAAATTCCTTGTTCGCAGCCAGCAGCTTGCCGCCGGTCTTCTCAAAGCGGCGCGACTCGGCCATGCCTTCATAGCCCAGGCGCTTGTCAATGGTCTGCTGCAGCGCCTTGATGGTGTTGCTGCTGTCCACCGTGATCTGCGGGTTACCCTGGATGTGCACCGCATAGCCCAGGCCCTGCAGCTTGGCCTGCGCGCTCAGCTGCTTCACATGGTCCACCTGCATCTGCGCCAGGCCCTTCACCTGCTCGTCGGTCGATTCGGCCGTCACCATCGGCGCGGCCTTGTCCACCAGCGCCTTCAGGCCGTCATCGTCCAGCTCAGGGTGCCCGGCCTTGATGGTGTCCGACAGCAGCTTGACCTTCGTGGCCAGCGTGGTCTGCGCCAATGCCTTCGCATCGTCGGAGGCCTTGAGCGCCAGCTTCACCGCCTCGTTCACGTCCACGGCAGGCGTCGCCAGCGTGATCGTCACGTTCTGCGGGTGGCCCTGCTGGGGGTTGCCCGTGCCCAGCGCCTTAAGCTGGTCCACCACACCTTGGCCAGCGACAGCCCAGGTGTCCACAAGGGCCAGGCTCTTCACCGCGTCAGATGCCACGGCATCGAACTGCTTCTTGGCCTCGGCCAGCAGCTTCGTGGCCACATCGTCCGACAGGCCCATGGCCTTGTACTTCGCCTTCAGTTGGTCGAGATAGTTCATTTCCTGCTCCTGCAGTTCTTTGAGAAGTTGGGGGGAGATCGCCACGCGCGCCGGGGCGTCGTGGTCGTTGTCGTCTTGGGAAAGCTGCTTTGGGTCAATGCCGTCCAGGCGGCTGATCACGGGCCGGTTGGTCAGGCCCGCACCCAGCAGCACGCAGCCGTGCTGCTGCTTCTTTTCGTTGTCGGCCCACGCTTCGTGGTACTCCGCGCTCAGGTAGGTAAACCCGCGCTCCTTGATGGCCTGCACGCCGTAGGGCGTCCACTCCACCAGTGCGCGCAGGCGCCCGTCCTCCACGGAGAGGCGCAGCACCTTGGCCGCAGAGCCGTCATCAGGCTTGTGCGCCACGTCGATAAACACGTCCTGGCCCAGCACGCGGTTGTCGAAGTTGGCCACCATCTGCGCCAGCATGGCGTGGGTGATCTCGAAGTCGCCGTACCGTGGATCGTTGAACTGCCCGACACGGGTCAGCGTGATCCACGAGGTCTTTGCACCGTCCGAGAGCTGGATGCTCTGCGACAGGAAACGCACCCGGTCCGGGGCGCCCGTCTCACGACCCAGGCGAATGTGGCGCCCCGCAGCCGGGGCATTGCAAGCCGCTGCGGCCGACACGGCCAGGGCTGCAAGTGCAATGATGGAACGCTTCATGATGCCTCTTCGCGGAGTTGTCCGCGATAGGCATCTTCAAAGATTCATCGGTGCAGAAAAAGGGGGTAAAACGGCGTGAAAGCCACGCGCAATAACGTGGGCGCGCTACGTTTTAGGAAGCAGCGAATCCGGCAATGTTCCCGACTTTAAGCAGTGTTCCACGCACTGCCTCCACGCCAGCATTTCACTGGTGACACGCTCGTACCCTAATGTGGTGGAACGCAGACCCAGGCGCTCATTCGACCATCCCCAGGTGTAAGGCCCCCGCTCCGGGTACAGGTCGGCCACATAGCCCTGATCCTTCAATGCCTCGATCAGCGCTCGCAGCTGCGCATAAGGGTTGTTCTCGGTCATGCCTATGTCCTGCTCTTTCGCGCCACCGTGTGAAAAATCTCCCAGCCGTCTTTGAGCAGCTGGCGTAGCCCAAACATCTGCGCCATGGCCAGGTCGCTGTCAGGCCCAAAGGGTGGCAAGTCACAGCCGATGCGTGCGGTGTACCCGCCTTCCGTGCTGGGCTCAAAGGCCACTACAAAACCGGTGCCCCTGTGCGTGGCTGTCAGCCCGTCCACACTCACATCCCACGCCCGCCGCCAGCTCATGCGGTGGTGGTTACCGTCGCCGTAGGGGTTGGCCAAGTCCATCGCCATCACAGATCCTTCACCAACGCCGCAAACTTCGCATCCACCTTCGCACTGGTGTTGTAGGGCACTGCCGCCGGCGGCAGCTCAATGCCCATGCGCTGGGCCAGCAGCCGCCCGTCGAGGTACTTGTCCCCGTGCTGCAGCAGCTTGAGCCCCGCCAGAAAGGCGTCCTTCTGTTCCCGCGTCTGAAAGCACGCGGCCACCCAATACTCGCTGTCGGTCACCAGCGCAAACCGGTCCTGCTCTGCCTGGGCCCGCGCCTTGAACGCGGCCAGCGTGGCGCTGATCTCCTGGTTCGTGGCCTCTTCGTTGCTCAGGTTCTCGTAGTCGATGTCCCCGATGGGGTCATCCACTTCTTGGGTGCCGTCCAGCCCGGCCAGCGCGTCCAAGTCGCCGCCGTCATCCAGGCCATCGAGGCCTTCCAGGGCCTCCAGCGCATCAAGCCCGCTGCCGCTGTCCAGCGAGTCGAGCGGTGCCGGTTCTTTGGGCGAACTCATAACGTGCAATCTCCATGTCCACCAGCGGGAACCAGTCCAGAATGGTCCGATAGTCCCGTGGAAAGTGCTCTCTGATCTTCACCAGAAAGCGCAAGTCCAGGCCGTCAAACGACCGCCCGAACACCTTGTAGTCAATGGGCAGCTTGATGCCCGCGCGCACCAGCTCCTCCAGCAGCTTGTCCTTCTTCCAGTCCCAGCAGGGGTAGAAGTACCGCCGCTTGGCGTTCACCCCCTGGTTCTTGATGAGGGACGCGCGCCGCATCGGGCTGTCCGCCGCCCGCACACCCGTGGCGGTCCACACGTCATCCGGCAAGCCGCAATCCTCGATCACAGCCCCCCGCATGTCGTCATAGTCGTAGTCCGGCCAGCCCACCGCCTCAATGATGCGCAGCCGCTCCGGCACCTGAAAGATGGCCTGGTTCATCCACCGATAGAAAGATGGGTGCGGCAGGCGCACGATACGCTTGCCCAGCACCTTCTCGGCGTACTGCAGGTACTCCTCCACAAACTCCAGCCCTGGCACCAGGTACAGGTAATACGGCGTGAAGTCGAAGTGGTCCCGCGCGCTCAGCCAGGCCGCCCAACTGTCTTTCCCGCAGGAGAACGACAGCAGGGCCTTGTCGTGGTTGGTGGCTGCTCGTACCACATCGCACACTGGGTTTGCCGTCACGATTCCCCCTTACCGTTGAAGTAGCTACGCACCCGCGCAGGGTCGAACACACCCCAGTCCCGCAGGTGGTAGCTCCAGTCCGAATGCCCTTCGCGCACCGCGTCAATCTGACAACCCATCTCGCGCAGCTCGGCCACCATGCGGGCCACCGTGGGCAGGCTCACGCCCAACACAGCCGTGAGCTGCGGCCCCGACTGGGGCAGGCGGTCCAGCGCGGCCAGCAGGCGCAGCGCATTGTCAAATTTCCGGTTTGCCATATCAATTCATGATACTGCAGGGGGCACCCGGTGCCCCCTGCAGCTTCAAGCCTCCACGGGCTCAGCCTTGCGGCTTGCACGGCCCCGGCGGGCCTTTTTCGGGCTCACAGCCCCGGCCACAGTCCGGGCCACCAGCTGGGCGGCCACAGCATCCACAGCAGCGGGGCACGGCTCGGGCTGGGGGGCCTCCTCCGGGGCGGCCTGGGCTGCGGGGGCCTCCTCCGGGGCGGCCTGGGCTGCGGGGGCCTCCTCCGGGGCGGCCTGGGCTGCGGGGGCCTCCTCCGGGGCGGCCTGGGCTGCGGGCTTATCGGCCTCCTGGGGCTGGCGGTGCGGCATCACCACGGCGGCAAAACTGCCATCGACCACCAGCAAAGGCCCTGCGGGCCCCACTTTCCCGGGCTTCGGCATGGCCCACCGTGCCCCCACTCCCACGCAGTCGGCAGCGTCCTGCAGGTAATCGGCTGTGACGTAGAGCGGGAACGCCTCTCCATGCCCCGTGTCGGCAGTCACATCCACCGCGTGGAAGCTGTCGCCACCACCAGCATGCACGCGCCCAGCCACCACATCCAGCGACACGACACCCCGCTTGCCACCGCTCTCCAGCCGGTGCAGCTTGCCCATGGACTCCACCGCGCCAGCCAGTGCCGACGGATCGACCCGGAACCGTGCGCCGCAGGTGCCCAGCGCGGGCACCACCCGCTGCCACTCGGGGTAGCGCCCCTCCAGCCCGTGAGCGAACACAAAGGCATCGCTGGTGCGCAGCAGCACCTGGGCGCGGCCATTGGCCATGCGCCACACCGTCACCTGCGCCACTTCGTCCACGCTGTGCAGTAGCCACTTCACCGCGTCCACTGGCACCGTGACCTGGCCAGCGCCCTCCACCACGGGCACACCGCCGCGATGGCAGTGCAGCCGCGCACCATCCGTGCCCACCAGCGCCCCCGCATCAAAGTCCAGCAACACGCCCTTGAGGTAGTAGCGAATGTCCTGCACAGCCGCCGCGATCGCCACGCGGTCCAGCACATCCAGATCTATCTCGCACTGCGCCACCGGCTCACCGGCAGGCATGCCAGGCAGCAGGGCAGCGGCCCCCGCGCAAGCATGGTCAGCAGCCCATTCGGTGCGCAGGCCAGCGCCGTTGTGCAGGCCCGCATCGTCCACCAGCAGGTGGCGGCTTCGCAGCTGGTGCGACTTCATGGCCTCCATGGGCACAGCCACCGGGCGGGACACCCCAGCCTGCGCATAGGGGACCCCCGCCCACCAGGGGGCGGTCTCCAGCGCATTCGCCACCGCAACGGCCGTCTGGCCGTCAAACACGATGCAGCGGGCTGCGGCCGGCACGTTGGACGGCCGGGCCAGTTTTTCAAGGGATTTCAGGTTGATCATCGTTCGCTCTCCATAGGCCTCTGCATATCCCCGAGGCGCGGGCTGGGGCGGCATGCCCCGTTCACAGGCTCTTGACGTTCTCAAAGTTTGTTGGCGGGCCGCAGAACCTCAAAGACACCCGGCGATGGCTGGCGGTCAAGCCAGCTTATGCCCCGCATGCCCCCCCTGTAGGGCCCATGCGTCCATCGGGACAGTTCCCGCGCATGCCCACCGGGTGGGCATGCACTGGCACTGTCAGTGATACACGCCGTTCGCGGGCTTCGTCGCCGCGATCAGTTCAGGTTCCAGCACCATTTCCACGCTGTACCGTTGGCGCTCAGGCTGGGGCGTGGGCTTGTGGGCGTACCGCTTCGCCTTCAGTTCGGCCAGGGTGATGGGCTTCCAGTGCAGATCCACATTCATTCCCCGCACGCTCACCAGCTCATCGATGCTGATATAGCCCAGCTCAGGCCCGTGCCCCATATCCACCAGCCCGAAAGCCTGCGGGGTGCCCCCGTCCTTGTCCTTCTCGGTGATCCACCAGTCCGCACCACCCATGAAGTAATGCAGGTGCACCACGGCCTGGTCGCCCAGCTCGCTCTGCTCATAGGTCACCGGCATGGCGGCAATGGTGGCCTCCAGGTCGCGGAATGCCTGACGAAAGAACGCACGCTCTTCGCCGCGCAGGCCTGCGGCCATGGTCAGCATCTGCATTTTGGGAATAAAGGGGCGCACGGCTTCAATCGTGCGCAGCATGCTTAAACGCATATTCAATCTCCAGTAATGACCTCTGCAAACCCCCGAGGTGCGGGAATCGATTAACTCGACGGGATTAACTATAACATCATTTTTTGATATTGATAAAAGAATACCCATGCAAAATGCACGGGTATTCTAATTATCCTCCGGGAACTATTTAGGAGCCCGAAGCACGGGCGCGGGATGCCGTCGCAGCGCGCCGCGAAACGGCACGACCACCACCGCCACGCGCGGCCTTCTTGCCGCTTGCAGACTTGCCGCCCTTCTTGGCTGCAGCCTTGCCACGTACCAGACGTGTTGCCATAAATATCACCTCCTTTCCCGACCTACAGGCCGTTATGCGCCGCAGCCGAAGGGCTACGACAACGCATCAGTAATTCGCTTCGCAATAATCTTTTCAACCATGGGTTGAATCGTTCCATCGGGGTAAACAAGCCGCAACCCCTTAATGCGCTCGATATTGCGCATCGCCACCGCAGGCACGTCATCGGCCAGCGTGGCAATCGCATCCACGTCCACCAGCACGCAGTCCCACAGCGCCTTCCAGGTCGCCTCCTCGGGCCAGTCCGCCAGGCGGCGTGGCTTCACCTGCTTGAACACCACGCAATACTTCAGCAGCGCGCCATCGTTCAGCACCAGGGCAGCACTCTCCCGGCGCGGGTTGGCCTTGTACTGCTCCAAGAGTTCATCAAAATTCATAGCTGCTCGCGCTTGTCTATCAAGCCCTGCCGCTCCAAACGGGCAGACACCGCACGCAGCGGTGCGCGGATCATCCCGGTGCGCAGCAGGCCCTGGTCAAAGTACGTCGCCTTCGTCTTGCCCAGCGCTCCCTCGCGGATCTCCGGCGCCAGCCGCTGCAGCGCCTGCAGGGCGGTTTCGCGGCCAGCGCGGTCGGCGTCGCTAACCTCATCCTCGAACACCATCACCACAAAGCTCAGCGTGTTGGGGTGCGCGGGCCACGGGCAGCGCTCGCGGTCCGGGTACACGCCCTGGCCCAGCCCATGCAGGTTCTGCGCGGCCAGCAGGTCGCAAATGTCGGGCGCCGGGTGCGCCGGGCTCAGCAGAAACCGCCAGCCCGCAAAGCCCGGCGTGCCCTCCCCCGCTGCCATGTAGGCCTCGCCATGCGCGCGGTTGATCTCGGTGCGGAACACCCGCTCCACCTGGGCGAATGCGCCCGTGTTGCGGTCGGTCAGCGTGTCCGCCACCCGGGCCAGCGCCCCCGCCTTGCCTGCGGCAATGCGCGCCACCAGGTCACCGGGCACCTTGTCCCCTTGGAGCATGAAGTCCTGGGCCGCACGGCCCGCGCTCTGCCCCATCACCACGGCCTGGCCAATGGCGCGGGTCAACGCCTCCTTGGCGCCCCGGTCCAGGCGCCACAGCCGGTCCGACAGCGTGAGCCCGTCTGCCAGCGTGAAGTCCCGCACAAACCGCACCGCAGCCTGGTGCACGCGCATGGCCGCGCTGCTCTCCAGCACCGCCTGCTGGCCACCCACAGCCCCCACACCCTGCGCGGTGTAGGGCCGCACGCCCAGCTCGGCCGCGCGGTCGATGGCCTGGCTCACCATGGCAGTGCGCCGCTCGGCCAGGCCGTCGATCACCGCCTCGATCTGCGCCAGCAGCTCACGCAGCCGGTGCGCGGGCACCTCCTCCTGCGCGTCCACCGCCGCCGCGATGCGCCCTCGCACCTCCTCGGCCGCACGCCCATACAGCACCAGCAGATCCTCGACGCCGCGGCGGTCGAGTTCCTGCATGGCATAGCGGGCCTGACGGCTCGCGCGGCGGATGGCTGCGGCCTGGCGCACGTCAGTCCACCACAGCCCAGTCTTCGGCGAGCATGTCGGTCTGGCTGGCCAGCCAGGGCACAAAGCAACCATCGGCGGTTTTCATGCCGATCCATGGCAGCTTCTGGCATCCGAGGGCGTACACCGTGGCGCGTCCGTCGTCTGGGTTGTACTCATAGCCTTGGACCAGCCCCAGCCACATTCCCTTGCCATTCCACCCCGCGCGGGCCACACGCTTACCCATCTTCATCGCCTCAATGGCCAGCCCGAATGTCATGCTCAGGCAAGGCCGATAGGCTGCCTTGAACACGTCGGATGGGGACCAGCTCACGTACCCCGCACGGTCTGGCATGTTGGCCTTGCCACCGTCCAGATACTCGACAAGAAAGCCCTCATCGGCGCCGTTCTCGTCGGCGGGAAGCGTCCAACCTCGGTAGGTGTTGTATTCGGCCCGCGTCATGGGCTCGGCGTTGATGAGCTTCACGCCAATGTGCATCTTGTTCATGGTTCATTGCTCCTGATTTAAGAGCGGCCCTTGCCGCCATTGCCCCCTGCCTGGCTCACCGCCGTGGCGCTTTCCCCCTTCGGCGCATTGCCCGGCGTCACGCTCACACGCGGCATGCCGCCCTGGCCACGGCCAGCGCCTTGCGCCGCTGGCGGATACGGGTCGTTGCGCTGCGCCTGCTCGGTGCGCTTGGCGCGCACGTAGTCCGGGTCCAGCCCCATGTCCGCAAACACCATGTCATCGGGCAGTCCCAGCGCCATGTACTTCAGGGCCAGGTCCGCCACCTGGTTCGGCGTCTCGGTGCGGCGCTGGGCAAATCGCAGCGTGAATTCGTCCACCCCGGGGTCAATCCCTTTGAAAAGCAGGTGGATGCGGAACGCCACCGCGTAGCACGCAGCCATGCTGTCCTGCAGCCCGTCCACCTCGTCGTAGTAGGTGCGCTTGAGGTCTTCAAGAATGTCGCGCGCCATGCCATCGGTGTAGCCAAACAGACCCTTGGGCGCAGGGCTCCCGGCATAGAACGTGTCCAGCAGGTGCACCACATCGCCGATATCGCCCAGCGTGGTGTCACCCTGCACGGCAGACACGCTGCCCTTGCGGTTCAGGTAGTAGTCGGTGGTGATGGAGCCCTGCTCCCCTTCCACCTGCTGGCGGTACTTCGCCAGGGCGTCGTCATCGGCGCCTTCCAGCACGTGGGCCATGCGCAGTGGCGCACGCATCCGGCGGCGCAGCACCAGGTCCTCCTCGGTCATCGTCAGCTTGCGCCACACGTGGGCGCAGGCATCCAGAAACGGCCGGCCCATGCTGCCCAGGTCATCAAAGTTGTCCGGGTCCAGCCGCGCCACCGTCATCTGCCAGGCGGCCCAGGTCGCCAGCGTGGCGCCGGTCATCACGTCGCGCTGCTCCCACGCGGCGGCCGGGTTCTTGAACCGCCCGCCCATGTCGGTGATCGGCTGGATGGTGTCGCTGGGCATGCGGATGGCGGCCACCACATCCTGGCGCTCGTTCAGCACCAGCTGCAGCGGCAGGTTGCCTTCCATCACCAGCCCGCGCGCATCGCTCTTGAGCTTGTCCGCCATCTCCAGCTGCAGGCGCCCTTGCAGCGCGCGCCACTCGCGCTTGAGGGTTTCGCTGCTGCCCTTCTCGTTCACCTGCAGCACCAGCCCGCCCCGTATGCAGTCCCGCGCCAGGCGCCGGTGAATCTCCTTCACCCGGCCATCCTTGCGGTCCATCTCGCGGATGGTCTGCACCATGGCGCGCCGGTCGGTGTCCAGCCACATGGTGCGGTACATGCGGCGCATCGCGTCGTCGCTGGCCAGGCGGTCGCCAGTCTCCCCGCGCAGGTTGTTGGCCGCCGGGAAGAACCCGCGCCACATAGTGGTCACCTTGGCGGTGGCAGCAGCGGGCAGGCCGGATAGTTTCTTGATCAGCATGTTGGTTTTCCTTTCACGCCGGTACCAGCACGCCACCGGCCCCAGCCGCCCACCGCTGGCCAAATGCACGCACGGCTGCTGCTGCGCGGTGCAGCAGTGGGGCAGGCAGGCCCATCAGCTGGTCGCGCGTCTGCTTGCGCGCCTGAATCACGGCTGGTGCATCGGCCAGGCCACGGGTCAGCAGCGCATAGATGGCCGCGCACGCGGCATCAAACAGGTCATCACCGATCTTTGTGTCCACCATCGAAAAGCTGCTGTAGCTCGACTGGGTGGGCGTGGCCTTCATGTTCCCCATCTGCCGCACGAACGTGGTCCACTCCTCGGGCTCGCGTTCATCGGCCACATCCACATAGGGGAACGCGGCCCGGTTCTGGTGGAACACCTCGCGCAGCGCGCTGGCCATGATGTGCTTGGTCATCCCCTCGAACCGCATGGGCGCAAACGCCCACTGGCCCCAGGCCGACGCGTTGCTCTGGCCATCGGCCACCAGCTCCCGGTTCACATGGGTCAGCCCCTTGGAAAAGAGCATGTCGTTCACCCCGGTCAGCATGCCCACGCCGTAGGCATCGCCAATGGCGTAGTCCGGGCGGAAGTAGTCCCAGATCGCCACCAGGTCCTTGGCCAAGGTCGTGTCGCTCACGCCGGGCGGCCACACGCGCACATACGGGAACGTCACCCAGTTGCCCAGCTGCTCGCAGATCACCAGCGCGCTTTTTGAGGCCTCGGGGTTCTCGCCATGGCCGGTGTGGTCATAGCCCAGCGTCACCAGGCCCCGCCGCTTGTACCGGGCACCCGGTACCGGGCACGCCCGCTCCAGCCCGGCCTCCAGGCCCAGCGCACTGGCGCGGCGGATGTGCTCCTCCCAAATCCAGTTGCGCGCCCGGATGTTGCGGCACAGAAACTGCCGGATGTACTCCTCCGAGGGCAGCTGAATCTGCATGCTCTTGGCCCACTCCGGGTCCACCATGCCCAGCGCCACGCCCAGGTGCACGTCCACCGTGGGCAGCGTGTGGTATTCCCCGGTGTCAATCAGGCGTTGCAGTACGTCCGCGCCCTTGTAGACGCCGCTGATGCGAATGCTGGGCTTGAACTCCACGTTGCGCCGGTCCACCCCCAGCCGCCGCGCCGCGCCCAGCATGGGCAGAAAGCGCGACATCAGCCGGTCCTGCGGCATGTCGTCGGTTTCCTCCAGACTGGCCATCGTGATCGAGTCGCCGTCGATCTGGCTCATGATCCCGTAGGCACTGCCCTTCGATCCGTTCACGAACTGAAAAGACGTGTCCTTGAGCTGGGGCCGCCCCTGCTTGTGCGCCACATAGGCTGTCAGCAACTCGCTGCGCCGAATGCCGTCAATCAGGTAGTTCAGATTGTTCTGGCTCTGCTGCATGCGCGGCGCCACGATGCCCAGCTCCTGATGGGGCGTGGTCGCGAGCATCTCCAGGTGGTACATCTCCTTCACCGCCGTCTTGCCCGTGCGGCGGCAGCTGAAGTCCACCGTGTTCGGGTGCTGGTCCATCTCCTGCATCTTCAGGATCTGCACCGGGTCCAGCTCCACGTTGTGCACATACTTGTGCCACAGCGCATGCGGGCGGATGCCGGTGGCCGAGTCTGGCACCGCAAAGCGCATGATTTCGCGCTCCGCGACGATGCTGCTCTTGGCCCGCTGGGCGGCGGATACCCGGCTCACTTGTCACCCCCTCGGGCCTGGTGCTCCACCAGCACCGGGTCAGCTTTGGTGGCGCGCTGCGCCTGCTCGATCAGGCCGCGCGCGCTCTCGGTCGCCTGCAGCATGCGCTGGCCAAAGGCCGACAGCGTTTCCTTGTCCTTCTCATCGAGCTTGAGCAGGCCCATGCCCTTCTCGTCGTCGTCATCGTTGGCCCGCACCGTCATGCCCAGGTCGCTCATCGACAGGCCCAGGCGCGAAATCAGCTCGGTCAGCGGCTTGAACGCCGGGTTGCTGGTGTAGTTGTAGATGTACTTCTTGGTGCCATCCTCGGCCGTGTAGGTCAAGGTCACCGGGTTGCCCTCGCGGTCCAGCTCCACCTTGGGCGCCTTGATCAGCACGCCCAGCCCCAGCACCTCCTGAATGCACATCTGCAGCGTCGCCATCAAGGCCGCATGCATGTCCGCGTGGATCGAGGTCAACACCCTCGGGTCGCGCTGCTCAAAGGCCGCGTGGTGCAGCATGAAAATCTCGGTCTGCTTCACGCAGGCCGGCTGCTTCGAGCACCAGTCCCGGTCCACGTCGCACCGCGCGCAGAACGCATACCCGCCCGCCTTGGCCGGAAAGTAGGTGGCCGTGCGCGCCGTGGCCCCGTGCTTCATTGCGTTGAAGCGGGTGCGCAGGGCCTCATGCGGTGTCGGGTGCCCCTCCAGATTGGCCGTGACAGCCGCCACGCCCTCGGGGGTCTTCGGTCCGGTGGAGTGCTGGTGCGCTTTCAGCAGCGCCCGTTCCCAGCTCGCCTGCGGCTGGTGGCGCGCACCGCAGTGCGGGCAGTGGGCAAAGTACCGGTAAGGGTGGTGCGCCTGGTCCGCGTCGTCTTCGACAAGATCAGGCGCACCCTCAAACGCCTTGCGGCACTCACCGCAGCGAAAGTTGACGTGGGAAATCTGCGCAGTCCAGTCCTTGGGCATGCTGGCATATTGCCGCCCAAGTCAGGTGCAGAAAAAGGGGGTAAACCGGCGCAAAGCGCCCGTACAACAAGCGCTGTCAGCTACCTATTTCAGAGCGCACCTCAGTTGCCAGAGTGCCTACGCAATACGTCGTTGTACACCGACTCACACTTCCCACCTCGCTCCAGTGGGAACACCCGCTCACAGTCCGCACGCGCAGATATGGCGGCCCGCTGTGCCGGAGAGTACGCAATGTGTGGAAACAAGAAAAAGGCCACAACCAGGGCGATGGGCACCCACAACCACCACTTGAATCCTGCGGGCGCCGACTTTGCCTCCGCAGGCATACCGCTACCGCTCTCGCCCTGAGTTGTAGAGATCTTCCTCGGCTGAGCAGCCGCTTGAGGCTTTTCAGTGGGCGCCCAAGAAGAATCGTGATCAAAAATGGCTTTGCAATTGGGGCATGCGTCAGCCTTGAGCAGCAGCTCGTAATTGCAGTTGGGGCAGTAGCCAGTGGCCGGTTTCGGCACCAGTTGGTCAACGCGCGTCTTGATGTACGCAGCCTTTGCGCGGGATTCTTCACCATCTGCCTCGGCAAAGCACTTTGCCCACAGGCCAGCATCGCGCTGCTGGGCATCCTCCACCTCGGCCATTGCGCTGGCCCACGGGTCCGTTCCACCTGCCAT